ATGGAATACTAAGGTTTTGACTCGTGTACCCCAATCTTTCATGGACGCTGCGCTCTACCTGGTACACGCGAGAAAAAAGGCCCGCCGCGCGATGGTGATTTCAATATCATTTATGTAAGACATACTCGATGTATAATATGATCCTGTCTTCTGAAGATCTGTTTTCGGCCCAGTGCTCCTGCCGGCCATCGAACGCGATGTGTTTCCCATCGGCTTCCGTGACGGAGCCGACGACCGAGTGGTGCAGGACGCACCCGTCGTCGGGCACACGCAGCCCGAGGTGGTACGTGCAGAGATAGTTGTCTTCGAGTGGGTCACAGTGGGGATCCAACTTCACACCACCCCTCATCAATGAGAAGCCGGCAACGCTGACCCCTGGGATTTGGCGGATCAGCTCTACCGTGCGTGGACATGTGCGACAGTTCCCGAGTAACTCGTGACCTTTCCATACGAGTGGATAATTGATCCAATCTTCCCACCGACTCGGCATATCATCTTTCCCCGACTTTAACCACCCCGACTGTCCATCTTGATACTTTTTGAGAATCTTCCAGATCTCACCACCCGGATCGTTGGCGACCCATTTCCCAGTGGGTCGCGGTGTTTCCTGTATATAAGTAGATTCTAGCGCTAACGCTTCATCTCGAATGATTTCCCAGTGTTCTCGAAGATCTGACAACTTCATTGATCTATTTAAAGGAGAGAGTTTGAAATGAGACAGAAAACCCAGCATCCATCATGCCGACCGTCGACGACCTTGAACAAGATTACACGCTCCCCCCGGGACAGCTCTTCGCCTGCCTGAGCTACATTGGGCCGACGGACGACTGCAAACAAAAGGCCGATCACTTCGCCATCAAAATCCGAGGCGTCTTCGCGACCCAAACCGAAGCCGGCAAACACGCACAGCGTCTACAGAAAGAGGACCCGGCGTTCGACATCTACTGCGTCGAAGTCGGTAAATGGCTCTTCTTACCACCGCCGAAAGACGTCGAAGACACGCATTACGCCGATCAAAAGCTCGAAGAGTTGATGCAAGGATACAAGCAGTCCCAGATCGAAGCCGCCAAGATGTTTGCCGAGCGGAAGAAGGACATGACCGCCGGTGCATCTTTGAAACCCGGTGACGATAACTCGATTCACTACACGAAGAGCGACGAAGCGCCCGTGCGAACCCCTGGTGAATTCCTCGAGGAGCTGAAGGCGACGAAGCCCGACGCACCGATCGAAGAACTCATCGAAGAGGCGAACGAACTTGCCAAGAAGGAGATCGAAGCGCGCCAAAAGGAACGCGAAGCCGCCGCCGAGGCCGAGGCCGAGTCAAAGGAATAAATAAAATCCTCACATTTAATATAAGAAACATGAAAGCTTTTATCGTCAGTTTCCTTATTCTCGCGTCCGTGCTCTACCTGATTCCCCGAGCGCGCGGTAAAGACATCGCGCGCATCTTTGAAAAAATGAAGCCGGCAAAAGATGATGCGCCTAAGATAGAACTAGTGAGCGCGACGCGCGCCTACGAGATTAACGAGAAGGACCCGCGGATAGTGAGCCGCGCGTACTTCACGGAGAAGAAGTCTGGGAGCGTCGGGACATTCGTCGGTGCGAACATCTGAGTTAGTTATATTTCAAAAACACGGGCTGGCGACTGCTACCCAAAAAGAAGCCGACGATGAGCGCCACGAACATGGCGATGATCATGGTCTTATCGACTGAAGACCACAAATCCTTCTTTTCTGGTGGTTCATAATACCCCTGCTGCTGCGCGAGCATGGCCTGCTGACGCATGTACTGATCCCACTCCTCCTGCGTCGGTTCCTGAACCGCCGTTTCCTCGATGGGCGTGGACGTCGCGTTCGCGTCTGGTGGAGGAGGAGGCGGAGGCGGAGGTTCGATGGTCGGTTTATAGTCGATCGGGGATCCGATATCGGTTTCCATAACTGAAATTACAAGGATACTTTTTTAATCGCGAAATCACTCGCTGTCGCTGTACTCGGTGTCACTGAAATCATCTTCCATCTCTGAGTCTTCCTCGTCGGAGTTAACGATGAAATCGTCGAGCGAACCGGTGTCGTCGTCGTCGAGAAGGAGATCGTCGTCGTCTGAACCGAGCTCGTCCTCAGTGTCGATGTCCGAGCCGTCGTCGTCATCGTCGTCGTACTCGTCCGATCCGTAGTCGTCCTCGAACCGTTCCAACTCGGGCGTGTAGATCTCACCTGGGCGTCGAATGATTCTTCCCGATCTCGATCTCTTGTTTCCATGTTGCGGTTGTTGAGCGACGGCGGCCATGTTGTTTTTCTGGTTTCCTGTTCATGTTGTTACTCTCCCATTTAAGTACCTCGGTGCGAACATCTTTTTCTCGAGAAGGGCCTGATCAAAGATTCGCTGTTCGAACGCGACCCCTATTTTGTGTGCGAGCGCGGTGACGTCACCCTGGACCTCATAACGGTCGTCGAGGCCGAGATCCTGGAGCGCGTCGATCGCCGCGTAGAGCGCCCGCGACGACTCGTGAGGGTCCCGAATCAAATTCGCCGCGCGATCCAACTCTCGCGTGAACCGCTCGTACGCCGTGGGGTCGATGCCCGAGTACTTGTGCGCCTCTCGGCGAAGCGCGAGCATCTCCAGATCCACGACCCTCGGTGGAGGGCGCTTGATGTCGCCGTTGAACGTCGAAACGCGGTAGATCACGTACAGACCGAGACCCGTGAAGACGAGCGACATCTGTTGTTACATGTCTCTATTTATTTTTGGGCTAAGGCCGCCGCCACCAGGGCGTGTATCTCGGCTTCACTTTCTGCATATGCGTTGTGTACCTTATCCTCCTTTCTTTGCTGGGCAGCCTCCGTGGTCTCCTCCACCACCAGAGCGCTCACTCTGAACAGTGCGTTCATCAGAGATTGGTCGTTGACGAGATTTTTCGTCATTCTCAATTTCCCCATTTTACTGCGAGTGCACTCACACTCCTGGTGAATGATGTAATCACCACTGAGCTGGGCCACCTTTTTCGAGGGCTTCTCTATGACGAATTGCATGCATGTTGTGTGATCTGCACCTATGATCGTGCAATACTTTGAATTTGTCGAGATGACCCATTTTTTCTGATTCGATTTGGGCTTGACGGATGTGACTGTGGTTCGCGCGTGCCCCGAAAACCGCCTCACCAGAGGCTCGCACCTCTTCTTCGCGTCTGATGTCGCTTTCGCCTCGATCCGTTTCTTCGCCGTCCGCTCCGTCGGCGTCATGCCGTCCGGATATAACTTTGTATACAGTGCCGTCCCGTGCGCGATGCGACTGGGTTCGCTGGTGAAATTTTGACAGAGTCCATCGCCGCGTCCGGCGTGCGTCTCGTGCGCGGAGTGACACTTCTGGCGCAGACTGCCGTTGCTTATCGTGAAGTACACGTGATTCGATCCGTGTTCTCGCCCCACATTTGCACAGTATTTCGAATCGCTCGTGATGACGTACGTGTCATCGAACTTGATGATTTTCTTGACGCTCGCGTTGGCCTGTTCTGGTATCATGCTCCGTATCGCATCTTCGATGGCTTCGTGCAATTCAGGATCGTCGATCTCTTCACCGTCGAGGCCGTCCATGTGCTCGAAACTCGCTTCTTTGATCGCGCGATGCGGAGACTGCACGCTGGCGTGCTCGGTCGCGTCCGACCGAACCGTCGCCATCCACATCATCTCGACGGTCGGTGTTGGATTGATCTTCTCGAGCAAAGTGAAAACCGGGCCGTGCCTGTACCTGAAAAGCGGTAGGTACGCCAACTGACTCACGCGGCCTTTTACGCAATCGGCGCATCCCTTCCCCTCGCACGCGTCGTGTTTCGCCATCTTGTGGGACCAAGGCATCCTGAACCCGGACCCGTTCGATCGCTTGCGGCCATTGATACCGCCGTAGACGGCCTGGTCGACTACTTTCTCCCAATCCACGTCGCTCCCCTTCGCCGTGCTCAGCGCCACGATCACGTGCTCGCGCGCGGCCAGCGCGGACGGTTGATTCACGACGAAACCTGGAAAGTTGATGTGGATGCCCGTCTTGACGTCTCCCGATGGCAAACCTTTCGGTGGCGCCACGCTCACGAGCGCGTCTTTGCCCCCGAGCGAACGCACCTTATCGCATATGATTCGCGCGATGTCTTCGATCTCCTCGATCGTGAGCGCGCGCACATCCTTGTAGTCGATGTCCACGAAGAAGTTGTATCTTTCCGTCTTTTGTTCGACGACGAAAACTTTCTCATCTCCCGATCGAACGGCCTCGATGTACTTCTCGTAGAAATCCTCGAGCCGATTGTACGGCACACTCAGGCACCCACCGTCCATGAGCACGTGGCTGAGCGCCTTGCCGTTGTTAAACTTTTCTTTGCGACACCACGCGCGAAACATCTCGCGCTGCGTTGTGGCGCTCACTCGTCCTCTTCGAATCGCATGTGCCCCCTGAACCATCGCGCCGTGCTGACGTCGGGTAATTCAGTTGGTTCGGGCGATTCCCTATTGACTAATTCCTTTTTTAATACGAGGAGTTCGTACACAGTCAGACCCTTCACTGTTTCTACATAGGTGATCGCATCTTCTTCTGTATGGCCAAACTTTTTCATCTGGAGATCTTTGATTTGCATTAAAACGTAGGCTTTTGATTTCACCATAACAATCTACTTAAACGCGAATGTTTTTCTATCGCTCGTTTCGAGGCACTCGTAAAATTTAGGATTCTTAATGACATTGTCGAGAATCAAATCCCACTGTTTGCGCTCCGCGAACACACCCATGGTTTCGAATCCCATGTGATCGTTTTCGTCAAAGGTTCGCTTGATGGGCTTCTTCTGTAACTTGGCCGCGAGACACTTCGCCTTTTCTTCGTAGAATCGACGGACCATCTCGTCGCGCTCATTCATGTCCCAGTCGACGAAGAAGACGTACACGTTATATATCAGCTCGACGTCCGACCCGGGCGCTTCCGGTACGGTGAAATCGTAGTGCGTGTACTCGCCTCTTTTGAGAGATATGACCCCGCGGGTCTCCTCCTCGAGCTCTCTGAGAGCGGTCCTGAGCGGATTTGGAATCTCTCGACGCCGACACCCGCCCGTGACGAAAATCCAATCTTTGAACCGCCTGTCTCGAACGACCAAGAACTGTGATTCTTGCCCTTGCGTGCGAATGACGGGTATCGCGATGGCTTTATGTTTCGTGGTCGCATTGGCTTGTGACATATTGCATCTTCGCGGAGACGCAGTCTAAGATCGTCCGACCTTTTATTTCGAGGAATTTGCCTCGACTGGGACGATCTTCACCTCTTCTTCGTCTTCGTCTTCGTCGTCGTCGGATTCTTCTCCCTGGGCGGCCATCATCGCCTGGTTGATTTGGTTCGCGTGATGCGTGAGACGCTGGTTCATCATCGTGACGTGATTGAGTTGGTCCTTGACCTCACCGAGTTCCTTGAACAAAAAGATAGCTGCGACGATGCAGACGAGGATCCCTGCGGTAATGAGAGTCTCGCGCTGAATCGGAACCATTTGGTTTTCTAGTTTCTATGTTGTTTTTTTCTTCACAGAATGAGCGCGGCACCCAGACCCGTCCTGGACTGGAATCCACTCAACGGCTCGGCCATCCCAAACTGAATGTGTGCGAGATGGTCGTGCTTAT